GCACCATTAATTAAGTTTAACATATCCGAATGCCCACTAGCACTCATGTAAACATTATTGCTGGCAGTTAGATAAGAATTATAGCCTTGACTTATTTTTAAATTATTGTTACTGTTAGCAGTATCTGTTATTTTTAGTGCAGGACTTGAAGTTTTGATTTCCAAGTGTTCTGTTGGTGTAGTTGTGCCAATACCAACTCTGCCTGTTGATGTAATTCTAAATTTTTCTGTTAAGGTTGTATTATTCCCGCCCCCTGCAAATGTGCCCACAACAAAGGCCCCAGCTGCAGTATTACCAGCTTCGTTTATGGCTCTTAACACTACACTAGGTCTAGAATCGCCTGTGCCACCAAATGTATTTAAACCTGTATTAGCACCATTCCAAAGTTGAAATGCTATTTCTGCATAATCACCTGTGGTTGAACCTTTGTTAAGTTTTAAGTTATGAGTTAACCCTGTAGCGGTGGATTCCATATCCAAACGATAAGTTGGACTATCTGTACCAATACCAACGTTGCCGCCGTTAGGATTAATGACTAGGTTTTTATATGCGCTAGCTGTGTCTGCATAAATCGAAGCATAGTCGTTAGACCCACTATTGTTGATATGCAAGCGTACTGGTGTAGCTGCTGAATTATCAAAACGACCACTGCCAACTACATTTAAAGTAGAACCTGGAGTATTTGTACCAATACCAATACGGCCACTGGAATCAATGGTTATATCTGGGCTTGCGCTATCTGCATGTTGTAAGTGTTCTAATACTAGTGTTGTCATTTGTTTTTCCAGTTATATTTGTTTATGGTATTTATTTTTATCATGCTATCTTATGAAAATTTATATTTGAGTATGCACCAGTATCCATACCTCCACCAGCACCGCTCTGTGTTTGATTGTAAATTTCTAAATAATCTCCCTGTGAACAGTCAATAATAGTAGAAGCTCCTATATGCATCCAGACTGGATTGCTAGCAGTATTTTCATAATGTTGTGTTACTGTTGCACCATTTTTTTTAATCTGAGGTCTAATCCAAGTACCCGCAGAATTATTATACCAGTTAGCACTAAATGAAACAAAGTATCTACCGCTTATTGGACAAGTAAATCTTCCGTTACTGCTATTATAGTGACTACCAATGTTATGTCTAATTCCAGCTGCAACAATTACACTGTTAGTAGCAGTATTATTATATGCACCTGCGTTCCCACCATTGACATATACATTAGCACTAGGTTGATGATCCAGAGAAAGAATACCATCACCGTTGAGAATAAACGGATAATTAGAACCAGTGTTACCTGTTCCGATTACTACGCCTGATGTAGATTGTACGGTTTGTGATGATGGCGGATATATAAATAAGCTGCCATGTTGACTTGCGCTTGCATGTGTAATACCTATATCCCATGCTTGGTCATAAGTGACGTTTCGTCTTACTTTTAAATAACTATTGGTCATCTTAATATGGCCACGTACGTCTAATTTTTCATCAGGAGAAGCTGTACCAATACCAACATTGCCTGACGAGTCGATGCGCATCTTTTCAGACCAATTAGCTGTGCCTGTTGCAAACACTAAATTGCCTGTACCTGTTGCAGCAAGATAAGCACTACCGTTGCTCATACTCATATTAAAATGAGCATCAGTTACATCCGACTCTTGTATGTTGAAAGAAGGTTTAGACCCTTTTAATTCCAAGACTCCAGAAGCTCCACTACTGAATTTTGGAGAACTAGGAGTACTCGTTCCAATACCAACATTGCCTGACGAGTCGATGCGCATACGTTCTGTTGGATTTGCAGCACCATCAGTAGTAGTCCAAAACTCTAGTCTAGTTGGGTAATCAGCTGATGCCCAAGTACCATCAGCAACACCACGTATCATAACAGAGTCATTATCCGTATTATCAATAGAGGCTGTTTTAGCACCAAAAGCAATTTGACCAAGGTCATCATTATTTACAATAGTCCCATATGCACCATTAGGTTTTAGTAATAGTTTTGCACCTCCAGCAGCTGCATTGCTAGACGTTGCGATTTGCAAATCAGCCTCTGGTGAAGCGGTACCAATACCAACGTTGCCGCCTTCTGTAATTGTAACAAGATCCTGATTGTCTGATTCGTCTCTGATATGAAGTTTGGTTCCAGATGCAAGTAATCCAAAAGCACGTTGACCGGTGTTGTGTATAACTATTTTTGGATCTGTAGCTTTTACTTCAAAATCAGTACTAGCACTATATGCTGTAGTTGTTCCAATACCAACAAATCCGTTTGAATCTGCTACTACTATTTTATCCAGTGCTATAGTATTTGAACCTGCCACATCAGGCACAGTTAAATCATAATGTCCGCTTGTGTTTCCACTTACTCTTATACTACTCATTTTATACTACCACCCATCTTGAACCTGGATCTAATGTAATTACTACATTAGCACCCAATACTATTGGTCCTGTACTCATTGCATTTTCTCCGTTTGCTATTGTATAGCTATCACTTATTGTACTGCTATTGATAATAAATCCGCCATTGGATTTAATATTTTTTTGTACTGTTAAATTTCCACTTGTTGTGTCATCTGCATCGCTACGCAAGAATTGTGTACTGTCCAATCCATCAACTGTGGCTGCATCAATATTTAATGCATCTATATCTGCTTTGGTTTGATCTGCTGTAGCACCAGACTCTATACCATCTAACTTAGTGCCATCAGTAGCAACATCTCGACCATCAACTGTGCCAGTTACACTAATAGTACCCGTAACGGCTATGCCACCAGCGGCATTAGTCATAAGTCTCAATCTTTCAGCCATAGTTGAGCCATTATATGTACTCATAATAAGCGTGTTTGTTGCTCCGCCGGTGCCATCCAGTTTAATACTTGCCGCTTCTGATCCACCTGCACCTTGCCAACTTAACCCTGGCAATGTTGCGTTATCACTTCTTTGTAGAGTAATAATTGGAGTAGCTTTATAAATTTGCAGATCGCCAGTCATTGTACCGCCTGCCAGTGGCAGTTTGGTTGCAATATTATTTGCTGTTGTGGTTGCAAAGTTGGGGTCATCGCCCAGTGCAGCCGCTAGTTCATTTAGGGTATCCAGTGTGCCGGGTGCGCTGTCAGTAATGGTTGCCACAATATTAGTGGCAGTGTCATAATCATTTGCGCCCAAATATGTGGCCACATCGCTGTCAGTGTATCCTGGTTGTCCGTCCAGTGTTAGTGTTCCTGCTGTATCATCATATGTGGCAGTAATATTATTACCACCCACTAATAAATTGGACAAGCGATCGTCCACACGTTCGTCTGTAAAGAATATATTGGTTGAGCCTTCAGTTAAATCATCACTGTTGGTTGTACCAGCTTGTTGCCAGGCAGTTCCGTCCCAAATATAAAGTATGTTTGTATCAGTAGCAAATGCCTGGTCACCTGCGTTGTTTCCTGCAAGCGGTAAGTAGGTACTATCGTCATAAACATTAACTTTAGCAATTACGGCACTTCCATCTTCCACCACTAGTTCTGCTGTACCTGCTACTTCTCGAATTTTGTTCTCAAAGCTAGGAGTATTTTCCACATATGTAGCCAAATCCTGCGGTACAAATCTATTTGTGGTGCTGTCATAAACAAGACACATCTGGTTAACAAGACTTGGAATTGGACGAAGCTCTACTGGAGTTTTATGTCCTTCCTGTGTATGCTGAAAGTATACTACATAGTTTCCGTTAATATTTGTTTCAACGGCTAAATCTTTAATGGATATTTCACCACGCATTATACTATGATTTCCACATTGGTAATAAAGGGTATCAGGTGCACCTGCTGGTACTGTAAATGTTATACTGCCTGTGTCATTACGTGATCCAGTAACTCCACTTGTATATTCACCAAAATATGTACCGGCACTGAAGTTTGCACCATTGTCTGTTGTGAAGTAGAATGGATGTCCAGTAGCGGTTATATTAACTGTATAAGTACCGCCACGATAAAACGGACCTAGGTTTGGATTGTCGCCACTGGCTGCTCCGCTAAATGTGTAACTTCCACTACCACTGTTAACCACACTATAACTAACACTTGGATTTGTCAGTGTTGGTGGTGTAATTGTTGCTGGCACACTAACACTAATTCGTTGTACATCAGTTGCATTACCGCCATTTATATTTGGATGTGTGTCGCTGATTGGTCCACTGCTAGTAGCCCAACTAATTAAGTTATCTGTACCTGCTCCGTCCACCCACTTCAAATACAAACTGTGTGTTTGTGACATACTTCCATGTATGTCGTAGGCAGCGAAGTTGTTGACTGTGTATGTACCTTCTTTGTAAAGAGGAACATTTAATTCGTTTGAGTTTGTAATAGTTCTACGTGC